GACTTCATCAAACCCAAGCACACCAGTACCCATCATGCCGTTCTTGAACTGGCGTGACACGGTATCGGTGGGGTTAAACAAGCCCTTCATGCCTTCAACCAGACCAGCGTTAGCGGCAGGATTGACGGTAGCGTAGCGCGGGGACATTACAGCAGCGTTCTCGTTCAGTTTTTGCTGCGCTTGCAACAGAACCAAAGAGGTAGCTGGGGTCGTGCCAGGAGTGCCAACAGTCGCGTAGATCGACTTGTAAGCGTTAGCAACGTCAGCGTCAATGCTGGAGGCCAACTGAGAGATACGGGGCTTGAGAACCCGTTCTGCAAAGTCATCCAATTGCAGGGTCAGTTCAGCGGTTGTGAAGTTCACGCCGATGTGTTTCTGGCTTGCCACAGTCAGGGTTGTGAACTGCTCGTTGTCGTCCTGAACTTGCAGGGCGGCACCGTCGGTCACCAGTGCCCGGTCAGGCAGGCGGATACGCAGTGTAGAGCCGATTTTGGCACCGTTAACAGCGAAGCTGTCATCGTACTGTCGGTTCACGTTGCGGGTAATCACCAGGTTGTTCTCGAGGATTTCGAGAGCCTTCCGGGTGATCATGTCAATGGTAAGAATGCTATTAGCCACGATTTTTCCTTAGAAAATAAATTAAAACTTACGCGCCTGCAACGCTTTCATTTGTCGCGCTCTGTCAGCCTCAATCCACTGGCTGGTCGTCATGGTCTTGGTAGACCTTGGATCAGTCGTGTCATAAGACCCAGAACCCACCCCTCGGGCGGTGACTGGTGAAATCGGTTCAGGCGCACCAGAAGTGCGCTTTTGAACGGGGTTATCGGCTAACTTAGCCTCAAGTCGTCCAAGTTCTTTGGCCTGCAAAATAGGTGAAAGCCGAGAAATACGATCTGCCTCTTTCGGATTTGAGCCAAGGTGATAAACCAAGTCAGGCCCAATGTCCGACGATTGAATCGTCTGTGCCATCACGGTTGTGATTTTCAGGTTCGGGTTGTAGGCAACTTGTTCAAAGTCGCTGTACTTGTTCCGAGCCGTTTCTTCACGCTCATGGTAGCTGTCAAGAATCTCAGCTTGCTGTTTCTGGATTTCCCGTTGCTCAATCAGCTTATAAGCCTTGGCTTCTGCATAAGCATCAACCGACTCAAACTGATCTTGCGGCGGTAAGTCCACTGCCACTGCTGGCGCAGGCTGTCGCTCTCGTTCCCACTTTCGCTGTTCTCTCGCAAGTCTTTTTCCAATAGCTGCGTCAAGTTCTTCTTGTGTGAAGGTCTTGCTTGCTACTTCCGGCGTTTCAACTACAGGTTCTGGTGTAACCGCCGTGGCTTCCAGTTCCGGCGCGGGGGCTAATTCCGCTGATTGCTCTACATCTGACATTTTGAATCCTGAGATTCCCTGGTCATTGGGCCAGTACAAATATTATAGACCTTCCCCCGGCGTTATGTAAAGAACACAGGAGGAAGCCGCAGTTGCGGTGAAATACCAAGTTGGCGGGAAGCTAAACACTTCCACAGCGCCAGCCACAATTGGCATGGCATTGCCGGTTGTAGTGACTGCCGCAGCATTAGTCGCCGCAACGGCGGCAGTTGCACCAGCCCCTAAAAACGCCGTTACTGAACCGACATTGACCACCCGATATTGGTTACGGGGCGGTGTGGAGGCCGTAAAATTAGGCGGAATTTGTACGGCAGTAGGTGCGCTGGAATTTGCAGTAATGGCCGTCGTAGCGCCGTTTTGGATAAATGCAGTGGTATCAGTCATGTTTGTCTTTCAAGTTTGTTCAGCGGCTCGTGCCTCAACTTCATACGGATTCATTTTATAGCCATAGCGCAGCAGCCAGTAGCTGTACTTGATAGCGTAGACCAGCTTCCCATCGCGCTCCATCTGCTCTAAGTGCTTGCTCTCATGCCTGATCAAAGCGTTGTTCAACTCATAGCCGGGGGCCATGTAAATCACGCCCCAAAAGCTAGTCCAGCCCTGGAAGCCACAGGCTTTCATGTACAGCAGGATTGGGCCTTTGGCGGTGCGGATCATACCCAAGGCAATGCTGGTTCAGCAACCTTTTGAGCCAATTGCCGAGAAATTTGTTCTGCTACTTGTGCTTCACCTTCGTCTTTGATAAGTTGGGTAGACGATTGTGGTTTTTTGTCTTTGTCAGTCCAAGTTGTAACAATAGGCTCAAAGCACCAAGCCAAAACTTGCTGCTCGGTAAGCTGGGCATACGGCACGGGTTTATTTCCACGAATTAGATCACGGCTGTAAGCAGCAGAGGCTGAATTATTGCCATCAATAGCGGTGACTGTCATATCAACTTGAGTGACAATATTGTCTTCAGCGACTGTGACTTTGTTAACTGACCATTTGAATTTCATAATTACCCTCTATTTTTAAGCAGTTTTAAACCCCTGTATACGCATTAACCAAAAATTTGGCGGTTTTTGTACTTGCAAAAGTTGCGGTAAATGTTGTTGCAGCAACTGCCGTAACCGTAACAACTTCCAGATTTGAACCATCAACATTACGACACTGTAAATTTTTACCAACAGTAATAAATTGCATGGTTGACGGGGTAATGGTTTGTACTCCAGTTGCTGCCAACGCTAAAGGTACATTAGTTTGTGCGCCTTGCTTAACATTACCTTGGGCGACAACTGTAGTTAATTGAGAATCAAGAAATAGAGGTAAGAGTGTTATTCCTTGTCCGTAAGTAACTATGTTGTTATTTGTTATTTCTACATCAATTGCAAAATTAGGGTTATCTAAAGAAATACCACATAGTGAATATTGAATGTAAACATTGCCTTTAATTATTCCGTTTTGGCATTGGTCTAAATAATTTTGTACGATTGCGCCAACAAAAGTATTTGACAAAATAGTAAATCCAAAAGTAAAACCATTATTTCTTCCTGTACTCCCAATGCTCCCCAAATAAATTAGTTGTGATGACGCTCCTTCAAATGAGTTATTATAAAACCCAAGACCTCCTACACTAGCAGCGCGATATTGAACAGAGCCAGCGTTAAAATTGTTGTACGCAATATATCTAGGCCCACCGCCGTCATCAATAATAAAAGAAATTAGTGTAGTGCCATTAAATTGGCATCCAGAAATTTCAATTTGGTTTGTAAATCCAGGTCTTGCGCCAATTACAAAATTAGCTGATTTTGTTGTTGTAAATGAAGTTGTGAATGTAGTTTCTGTAATTGAATTTATTTGGATAACTTCGCCGTTTGTTTTATCTGCGTTTTCTGCCCACATATAAGTATTCAATGCGCCATTGGCAAGAAAACTTTTGGTAATGATTGCCATGCTTACTGGAGTTACAGTTTGCACTCCTAATCCCGCACTTGCTACGGATGTAGTAAAAGTATGGTCTGGGCCATTCACCATCCAAACACTGGCGCTTAGAGGAGACTCAAATTGACAACTTTTAATTTGAACAAGTTCAGATTGGTCTAGAATTACATTGTAATAAAAACCCTCAATTCTTACGTTTTTTATTTCTAAAAAAGTACCGCCTACGTTGTCATACCCTGCACCAGTGTTTGATGCATTGGTATTCCAGATATACATATCTCGAACACAATTTGTAATGTCAACTGACGAATTAATTGCCGCAATATTTTCTAACCCATTTCCCGTATGCGTAAATTTTAAAATGCTAGTTTCTCTACCATCACCAAAAAAAATAGTTTTCTTTGGTACGGTAAGAGCAGCGGTTAAATTATATGTACCCGCAGGCACATAAACAGAAGCGCCATTTGTTGCGGCGGCAGCATCTGCCAGTGCGTTTGTAAAAGCGGTTGTGCTGTCAGTTGTGTTGGTTGGGTCTGCACCATAATCAAGTACGTTAAATGGCGCGCCCAAAATCATTGAGTTAGTTACTTTTGTTAGGCTCATGATATTTTTCTTTTAAACGGTGTACATACCAGAAAGACCAATTAAATTATCAAAACTTCCACCAATAGTCTGCAATTCACTTGCTTGCACATACGTTACGTTACCATTAGAAGCATTTTTAGCTAAATATAGTCTGGATTGACCAGCTTCAACAACAACTCCAAGACTTGAAAATGATGAACTAAGATTAAATTGTTGAAAAACAGAACACATTCCATACCCACCACTTGCACCACTTGTAAACGGCAACCCTGTAATATTCAAAGTTCCTGATGCTGAGCCAACAGTAATTGCAGCGTTGGTTCTTATATCTACCCAAAAAAACACCGTAGAACCAATTCTTCTATATCTTCCGGAACTTACAACGCTAATTGATGTAAATGAACCAGTGGTTGGCGAATAAGCAGGTGTAAACGTACCCTCCTCATACCAGTTTAGCAACTGACTCGTCATCCCTGCTGCGGGGGTGTTGGCGGTAAAGTTGACGCCTTTGGCTGCTGTTCCTGGGATTAGATTGCCGGTGGACAGGGTAACGTCACTAGACAGCGTAGGTGAGGCAGATAGCACCGTGTTACCAGTGCCTGTGCTAGTGGTCACACCTGTGCCGCCGTTAACAACGGGCAAAACGCCTGTAATCCTACTGGCGCTGATAACTG